GGAATACATACCGACAATAAACAACTAATTGCAACACCCGATTTACCATGGTGTCAAGTAATTCTTCCAACCACTGCAGCTGGACTTTCGGGTATAGGAACTCAACATGGACTTGTAGAAGGTTCTACAGTATTTGGATATTTCAGAGATGGGGATTTAAAGCAAGACCCTATCATACTAGGAACAACAGCAGGTATCCCTCAAGTAGGGTACAAAGAATCTGTTACAGATGAACTTATTACTAGGGCAACCGATAGAGGGTTCAATGACCCTAGAAAGTTAACCGTAGAAGATTACAATGATACATCCGATGGGCCCAATCCAAAACAGGATGTTAGAAGAGGGTTTGGTTTAACGAGTGCATTAGATACTGCACCCAAAGAACCTAAAACAATTGACATCAAGTATGATGCAACAGGTTCAACCATTGAAGAGACAGAACTAACAGAAGATGATTTGCCTTTCTATCCATTATACACCGACCAGTCTGATTTGTCAAGTTTTGCAAGAGGCGTATCTAAAGAGGGTACTCTTTATGAGCATAAACTATCAGATAACTTAGAAGGATTCTTAGATAGTGCAGAAGCACCAGTCTACCCATACAACAAAGTTACAGCAACAGAGTCGGGTCATCTAATTGAAGTTGATGATACTCCAACTGCAGAAAGACTAAACATACATCACAGGTCGGGAACATTCCATGAGATACATCCCGATGGGTCAGAAGTTTCTAGAATAGTAAATGACCACTATCAAGTAGTGTGTAAAAACGATAGTATTTTCATAGCAGGTAATGCTGATATAACTGTAGAAAAGGGTAATGTAACTATCAATGTGAATACTGGTAACGTAACAACAAACGTATTGAAGGGTGATATGACCACAACAGTATCAGAAGGAAATGTTCTTACAACCGTATCAAAAGGTAATGTCAATCTAGATGTGACCGAAGGTAACGTAGATGCACAGATAGGTGGAACATTAAATGCAGATGTAGTGGGTAACACAACATTCACTTCACCAACTACAAAAATGACTACAAATTTAACAGTTGACGGTACGGTTCATATCACTGGTAAACAAACTAACGATAAAACAATACATGCAACTGGGGATATATCAACCTCTGCTGGTAACGGCCCAACACTTGCAACTCATTACCATAAGACTAAATCAATGGATACTGGTAGTGGTGCAAATGCTGGTAAGACTAATAAGTCCGAGAGACCAGGCCCAGGCTCTGCCCCAACAGATTTTCCTGTAGTTCCTGCTGAAGAATAGAATGATGCGAGTATAAATAGATATATGTCAGACCAACTAGTAAATAACGGAAAGACCGTTGCAAACAAAAACATATATTCTGATATGGATATAACCATGAGAGCTCATCCAGTAACAGGTGATGTCACTCTTAAAACGGATACGGATGCAATACGTAGAGCAGTAAGAAACATTGTTCTAACCAACAAATATGAAAGACCATTTAAACCAAACTTTGGTGGGTCTATCAGAAACATGTTATTTGAATTAGACACGGATAGAAAGGTACGTAGAATGCAAAGAACTTTAGTAGAGACCATAGAAAAGTTTGAACCAAGAGTTTCAAATGTGTCTGTAAGATTTGATGATGTTGACAACAACAATATGGATGTAACCGTATTTTATAACATTAACGAGGGTGTTCCAAATAACGATTTGACATTCACAGTAACAAGGGCACGATAAGATGGCAACAAATAGTTCACAAATAAATGTAACAGATTTAGACTTTGATTCAATTTCAGATAACCTTAAGTCGTATCTAAAAGGACAACAACAATTTAAAGATTACGATTTCGAAGGGTCAAACATGTCAGTCTTGATTGACCTTCTTGCATATGCATCTCATATTGGTGCAATCAATACTAACATTGCAGCTTCGGAATTATTCCTAGACTCTGCACAAATGAGAAAGAATGTAGTATCACGTGCAAAGGATTTAGGATTTATTCCAGCGTCTGAAGCAGCGTCCGAAGCAACAGTAGATGTTGCATGTAGTGGTGTAAGAAATGCAGACGGTACATTGCCAACCACTTCAGAAATGCAACTTTTAAGAGGAACAGTTTTTCAGACAGTATACGATGGAACCAACTACGATTTTGTAGTGTCATCAACAGTAAGACCAAGTCAGAATGGAACTACTTATAATTACACGGATGTAAACCTTGTACAGGGAACTTATGCAACAGACATCTATGTGTTTGATAATCAAATTGCAAATCCAAAGTTTGTGCTTAGTAATCAAAGGGTAGATAAATCTAAATTAAGTGTTGTGGTCACAAGTAGCGGTGTATCATCTAACTATGCATTGTCAACAGATATCTCAGCAATTACTACAACCTCTAAAGTATATTACACTCAAGAAAACGAAGAAGGATACATTGAACTTTATTTTGGTGATGGTGTTCTTGGTGCTAGTCTTAAAGATGGTGATTCAATTGCAGTGACTTATATTGTAGTGGATGATGCTCATGCAGATGGTGCTAACTTATTTACAATGGTGGGTGGTATCAATGGATTTTCAGATGTAAGGACAACTAGAGTCATTCCAGCTACAGGTGGTGCAGAGAAAGAATCTATCGACTCAATCAAATTTAAAGCAACAAAGTTTTACACATCTCAAAATAGATTGGTAACACTGAATGACTACAAAGCAAAGGTCAGTGAGTATTACCCAAACGCAGATGCAGTTGCAGTATGGGGTGGTGAAGACAATGACCCACCCGAATATGGTAAAGTGTTCATTGCACTTAAACCCAAAAACTCAGACTACTTATCTGATACAGAGAAGAAGTTAGTTCAAAGCAAACTCAACAAACTAAATATGTTGACTGTTAGACCTACTATCATCGATGCAGACATAGTCAAAATTTTAATTACATGTGTATTCAAATATAACGAGAATGCAACACAATACTCTAACGGAGAATTGGTGACACTAGTAACAAGTGCAATCAATACGTTCGACAATACTAACCTTTCAAACTTTGATTCTGTATTCAGACATTCGAATCTTGTTAAAGCTATTGACGAAACGGATGGTTCAATTCTTTCTAACACATGTAATATCAGATTACGAAAAGCAACTACTATAAAGACTGGTCAAGAGACAGGATATACAAGTGTTTTTGGTAATGCATTATACAATCCAAACGATGGATATAATGCAGCGGGTGGTGGTATCACCCAAACAACAGGTTTCTATACTCAAGGGGATGCAGTTAACATTCATTATTTCGATGATGATGGTAAAGGTAACCTAAGACGGTTCTACTTATCAAGTGGTGCCAGAGTTTATTTGGATAGTACAGCTGGTACAGTGGATTATCCGAATGGGAAAGTAACAATCAATGCCATCAATATTACCTCAACGGTTAATACTGATTCAACGATTGATTTCACAGTTATACCAGCAGGTAATGATGTGGTTGCAACACTAGGTAATCTAGTAGATATCGACCCATCAGATGTTAGTGTAACAGGTGAAGTAGACACCATTGCAAGTGGTGAGTCGAGTGCTGGTGTTGGGTATAAATCCACATCAACCTCTTCATATTAATTATGCATAAAGTGGTCTAAGACTGTAGGTTCAGTGCTTAGAGTAGCATTCCTCGAAAGAGGTTTTAATTAAATTAGTCAATTTTAGGAGAAATAAAAATGGCAGATAAGAAAATAACAGCTTTAACAGCAGTTGCTGATTCAGAAATCGGTGCTGATGATTTATTGCACATTGTAGATAACCCAGGCGGAACTCCTGTAAACAAAAAGATGACCATTGGTCAGATGTTTGAAAACATTCCAACTCACTTAGCAGTAGATGATATTGCTACATTGACAGCAACAGCGTCAAACCTTGCATCAACTTTTGCAACGTTCATTGATGGTACTGCTTTCAGTGGTGATGTTGCATTCACTTTGGATAACGGAACAGACGTAGGTCAGTTGAAAATTATCCTTGCTTCAACCGAACCAGCTTCAACTCATAAAGCTAATATTACTGTAACATCTTGGGGTTACTCCACAGATACTACAGAGCAAATTAAGTTAGACGCTCGTGGTGAAGCAGTAGTGTTGATGTGGAACGGAACTTCTTGGTTCCTTGTCTCATCACTAGGTGCAACTTTAAGTTAAGGTTAAACTAAAATATGTCTCACCAAGATTTTTCAATAGATAAGCTAAGTCATAGACTACCTTCATTACTTCCCGAGTATTTGAAGGAAGAGTCTCCGATGTTTGAGGCTTTCCTCAATGCATACTTTGAATATCTAGAGTCAGAAATCTTGGTCTTTGAAACCAGTTCTAAAACTGAGTTTGCAAAGAGTGACATAGATGGTGTTTCATTAGAAGATGGTACAGGTGCTATATTATTAGAACCTGCTACCATCTCACCATCACCCGACCAAGATAGTTCAAAAATACTATACGATGGTTATAACGACAGTGACGAACAATTTTTATCTCCATACAAAGTTGGAGAATACATTGTAGGTAATACTAGTAAGACTGTATCTAAGATAGTAGTCATCAATGGTAATACATTATACCTACAAACAATATCGGGAACAGGTTTTGCCAAAGGCGAAATCATTAAAGGACGAGAAGGTGGACGAGAAACTTCCGTTACTTCATATAAAGAAAATACAATTCTCGCAAACAATCGACTATTAGACTATTCTGATATCGACCATACAACGGAAGATTTTTTAAACTACTTCCAAACAGATTTAGCACCATCTTTCGATTTGGGTCTCACAATGAACAAGAGACTTACAATCAAAAACATCAAAGACCTATATCAACAAAAGGGTACGGAAGATTCATTAAAGTTCTTAATGAGACTTCTATATGGGGACGATGCAGAGGTGCGATACCCTTATAACGAAACTATATTTGCATCTGATTCAGATTACTCTCAAGAAAGAAGAGTAAATGTTAAGATGACCATACAAGGTCGAGTTCCAGTTGCAACAGACAAGATTGTAGAGTATAGAGATTCAACTAAGACTGCAATTCAAGCCGAATCAGTTATTGAATCTGTATATGTTCTTGACATCAATAACGATGAATACTCATTAGAAATTACAGACAATCACAAAGGAACCTTTACTGCTGGTGCTGAAGTAGACCTAGTTGACAGAGATGGGGTTACCATAGAAACTGCAACCCTTCAAGGTTTAATACATTCTATAAACCATGATGCATCTTCAACATATGTCGGTGTAGACTCAGAAGATGGTAAGATGCTATCTGAAACAGGGGATTCTACATTACTAGAAGATGGTGGGTTCATTCTAAAAGAACCTGTAGATTTTGACCTATTGTGGGAAGATGGTGGTGGTATACTACTTGAAGGTGGTAATGCTGGTTCCATGTATAGCAATGCTGACACAATTAATTTCCTCGGTGCAAAGGATAACCTAGATTCAGTAGAATGTCAAACTAACGTAAGTGGTTTATCACTTGGTGGAGTTGAAAGGATATTCATTGATTTGGGTGGAACAAATTACGAAGGTGGAGAGATGGTTGTCTTTGACAACACTGCCACAGGTGGTTCGGGTGCAGCTGGTATCATAGGTTCAGTGGGTGACGAAGTCATTCAAGAAAACCATGAGACATTTGGTCAATACGAATACATTGCAACAGCTGGTCAAACACTTTTCAATGGTGATGACATCCATGGTAAGAGTTTGTTCTTTAACGATAACTCCATTACAGTATTTAAGAATGGTATAGAAAAAACAGCAAATACATCACATACAAAACATGACTACTCTCACAAAAATGATAGAGTAGTATTTGAAGAACCTTGTAGTGCTGGTGATGTTGTAGAGATTGTCATCGAATACTATAGAATAGTATATGAAGATGGCAGAGCAATAAACTATAACTCTGAAGATGGAAGAATCAGAGAAGTTATAATTTCAGACCCAGGCGCAGGTTATCACACTCTTCCAAAAGTATATCCAGGCGGTTACATATTCCTTGATGATGTAAGTCAATTTGTTGAGGGTGAATTAATAACTCAAGTAGAAAACTTTGAGACAACTGCAACAGGTAAAGTACTAGAAGTAGACGTACAGAAAAATAGATTAACTATCCTCAGAGATAGTACACATACAGGTGTGTTTAAAGATGGAGCTCCTATCACGAGTCAGCTATCTAACCAAAGTACCATTATTAGAAATCAGAATGTTGCAACAGGTAATGGTGCGACATTATTTGCATACTCATCAACCATTGGTGCTATTGAAAAGTTAAACATACTAGACCAAGGTAATAGATTCACCTCAGATGCAGTAGCAAGTCCTACATCAACTTTCCCGATGATGATTACAACCCCAACATCATCCCTAAACCAAGGAGAAAAAATTGTTGGTGATATTTCGGGTGCAACTGCAGACGTTCTTAGTTATGACCAAGACAGACACGTTCTTAAGTATACAAATTTAAAAGGTTCTTTCCTACAGGATGAAAGAGTTGCATATGCTAATGAAGACTCATTCAAAGTTATGTTCGATGACCCTTACAATGGTCGTGGTAGTTTTGGTGGAGAAGGTCTTATACAAGAACATTTTGTTGGGGACAAATCTTGGTTAGACACAACTGCAGCCAATATACATGACAGTCACAGATACCAATCTCATTCTTACATAGTTAGAGTTGGAGTGTAGTTAAAGATTTACTACATCCAGCTGGTCATATATTCTTTGGTGAAGTTGCAATCCATAAAACTGTTAAAAGTACAGATGTACCTCAAGGTCGTTTCTCAGAGGAAGACCTCAACCTCGAAAACAGAATGGGTATTATATCAACTACATTCGTACCCATGGTTGTTATGCAATTACATCCAACAGACAATGTATTGTTGGAAACTTCAGATAGAAATAGTGAAGACCACTTAGCCTTAGAAGATGGTCTTGCACCCGACCATGAGTTGTATTCAGTATCAAACATACATCTATTGGAGAATGAAAACTCTAGAGATAATTTTGCACATTTCTCTAAACAAACACTTAAGGAATTACAAACTTATCTTACAGATTACTTGGTTCTTGAAACACAAGAAGACGGTAAACTATATGAAAACAATAGCATTCTGTTAGAAGATGGGTTTAAAGTTATTAACGAATTAGCGAGACCCGAGAGTAAAGTTACGGATGCAAGATTCATTGCACCACCAAGAGTTAATAATCCAATCATACATTACAATGATGCTGGTTCGCCAGAGTCAGATGGTGTATTAGATGCATCATCCATATTGCATCATTCTAGATTACAGGCTAGACACGTAAACATTTTTAAAATTGTTTCTAAGTCTGAACCACTACAAAG